ACCTGACGATAAAATCAAGCGTAGGATGATTTTTATTAATTCATTTAATAATGCTTATTCTTACAAAGTAGTAATTATTGATTTTAGATTATTTTGTTTTAATCAGATGGGACGTATTAACAAATCTAAAAATAAACTTACGATGAAACATTCAAAGAATATCACTAATTGGTCGAAACATCTTCCTGAGTATATAGCCCAAAATAGGGACGATCTACAGGAATCAATTCAAGAATTTCGAGCAATGAAAAAAGTTGAGTTAAAAGGTACTGAAACACTTAGAGATATTTTCCTTCATTCATTACAGGATAAACTCAAAGGACAGATTACAGATAAGCAAACAAAGGAAAAAAGAAACAAAAATATCTCTGATATTGATAAGGAGTGGGCTCAGGTTAAGAATAATTTTTATAGGGATAATGATTTTTCTTTATATGGTGCGTTCAATGCTTTGACCTATCAACAAACACACAGCGAAGGCAGAATACTAGATGAAAATAAAAATGCAATGAATAGATATCAATCTTTGATAGCTGGCCCGTGCGGTAATCGAATAGATATAGCTAGGGAAAAGTGCTTACAACTTACTAGATGACTACATTAGATAGCTAATAATCTTTAAGGGACTCTAACACAGTCCCTTTTTTATTTTATTGACATACTACATTAGATAATCTAGAATCAATAAGTAATCCACCCATGATTTCAAATGAAAAACAACTCTAACCCATTTTCAAAAACATACTTTAAGGAACAATCTAAAAAATATATTGCTCTAGCTAAAAAATCATTTAAAAGGATAGAAAAGGAATATGCAAAAATGTATGCAGATGATGGAACGCCTAACGATGATTATAACGATCAAACTATGTGTGATTATTATGATTTGGAAAGACTGTTAGAGTTTATAGATGATAAGGAAGATTTTTATGCTTGTGATTCTGAAATAGTTGATTTAATTAAATTAGATAATGAAATAGAAAAGGGTGAAAAATTACTTTTGAAAGTAACTGAAAAAATAAATAAGTATAAAAAAGAGAAAAAAGATATCTTAATCAATCAATTGAAAGTCGAATAAATTAGCATTTTAAAATGTTAGTGTAGTATTAGAAGTCATTAACAACATTTTTAAATATAGATTTAAGAGCCTTTACAGGCTCTTTTTTATTGTAGATTATCTTTTCTATTGTGCTAAACTATAAGAGTAATTCATCCAAAATTCAAAAATGCCTTTTCGAACTGTTGAAACTAGCACTACTTCTAAAACTTCTTTTGTAACTGCTAGATCTATCTTGATTAAAAAGTTAGAAATGTATAAGGAAATTTTAAACGAGGTCACAAAAGCTTTTGAAATTTTAAGAGTTTATGACGGTAAAAAGCTAGGCAAAAAGACTAGGGAAAAGCTTGAAAATAATTTTTATAATAATGGTCTAGGGTGTTTAGTTGCTAATATCTATGATCCTTTTGTTTGGTACGTTAGAAACGATAATCATGTAAGGAAGTTTGGAAGTAAGCATGACTGGCAATTGACAATACATAAAGATATGAATGAAGCATCACCCAAAGTAGATAGTTTAAAAATTTTTAATGATAATAAAGGTTATTTTGTAAATTTTAAAAATCAGATAGAAGAGATAGAAAAAAATCTAGCTAGTGATGCGCCAGAGCGATTAGATGATTTGCACAAAGATCTAGAAACTAGGAAAAATAATATTAAAGAATTATCTGAAAGTCTTAATCTTGATAGTTGGGAACTTTTTATAGGTCATAAAAAACCTGCATTTTAAATTGTATTGTATGACATAGACATCATTAACAACAAATAGAATATAGATTTTAAGGGACTTTTTACAGTCCCTTTTTTATTGTCTGTTCTTTTTACTGTGTTACACTAGAAGAGTAATTCACCCACAATTCAAAATGATTTCTACACTCTGCAAATCTCTTCCTGATGGATCTTTTCTAGTGTTTGCTAAGCACTATAGAGATAACTCAAACAAGGTTAAATTTATTGCTAACTTCTCACATTGTGCGGATATGAATCTAGCTATTAATAACTGGTTAATGCATAGCTTATCTAATGCTTTATGGAATGTTGAATACTCAAGAATTAGAGAATCTGAGGTTACTGTCATTATCTCTTTTTAGTCTCTTTGCCATAGCAACTCTATAAATTACTTATGAACTACCAACAAAGAACACAAAGAAGGACAGCCAACGGTAAAAAAGATAATACTGTGCTTGCTAGTATGGTATTTGTATCATTTCTATTTTGTAGCCTATGTGCTTACTCATTCCACGTTGAGGATAGAGAGCACCTGAGGAAATGTTTGGAACGTGAGAGCAGCTCCTATTGCTACAAAACTATTTACGGTTGACTAACTACTAATTAAATTTTTTATCCCTGCTTTTTTAAGTGGGGATTTTTTAATGTCTATTATTATTTACTAATGTGCTACTTTAAGTAGACGTTATTGCTATAGACGTTGCCGTTTACTACAACTATGTCGAAATTGCTATGTCATTACTGTACTACATACCTACAATAGGGTAGTCATAGGGGGCATGTCTCGGTTTTTTAGGGGTTTTGTGTAAAGAACAGGGAACCTAAACATATTTGGCTGATTAAATTACTTATGTACTACATACTTATACTACACTAACAATTCATATCTGTCAATATTCTTTGAATTAATTTGTCTTTTGATAGATGAGTTCTAGTTCCTGCAAGGACTCCCAGTTGTTTACACGTTAAGTACTTTAAAAATTTGTAGTATCCTTGTAGGGGGGCAGGAGAGCGATAAACAAAAGGCCCACCCAATAGGTCCAAAAATCTACGAATCAACTTTAGGCTCAACCTTAATTGATAATTGTGGAGCGTTAATATTTACGTTCTCCACACTTTCCCCAATCACTCTCCCCAACGAATCCAACACCTGAGCAGCAGTTTGCAACTGTCCCTTCCTTACAGCCTTCTCAAACAACCTAATTCTCATCGCTTGCAATCTAGGCAACAAGTTCTCCCTATCAGTCTCCCAATCCTCATTATTCCACTGCTTCACTTTTCTCCAATCAGCCCAAGCAGTATCCCGACCAATACCCTCCTTAGCCGCATGATCCAAAACCAACTGCCTCACAGTCAGTCCCTCCAACTGCCTCCGATACAACTTCTGCCTCCTAGCCTCAACAATAGCGTCAGTCCTCCTCCCAACAGGCTCATTTTCTTTCCCTGGAACGCAAAACTGCCCGTTTTTATTACGAATAGCGGAATCAGTCACGGACTAATCCAATAACAATATCTAAATGATAACGTCAAATCTGCAATTTAGTCCAATCTATACGTGTATTAACCAACCAAAACTGCTACTCTGTACTACATGACTACAAAAACAATACCTTTAAGTTTACGTTGGGCGCAGGGAGAAGTATTCAACAACGAAAGTAGATTCCGTGTCTTAGTAGCAGGAAGACGCTTTGGAAAATCCTACCTCTCCTGCATCGAACTCCTAAAAGCAGCCATCTCAAGACCAGGCGAAACCTATTTTTACTGCGCCCCGACCTACCGCATGGCAAAAGACATAGCCTGGAAAGAAATAAAACGCCTAGTCCCAAACGAATGGATAAAAAATAAAAACGAAAGCGACCTAAAAATAGAACTAATCAACGATTCCACCATCGAACTCAAAGGAACCGAAAACGCAATGGCTCTCCGTGGTCGAAGCCTCGCAGGTGTCGTCCTAGACGAAGCAGCCTTCATGGATTCTGAAGTGTGGTTCGAGGTAATCCGTCCCGCCCTAGCCGACAAACAAGGCTGGACACTCTTCATCTCCACCCCCGACGGAACCGCAAGCTGGTTTTACGACTTATGGTGTTACGTTCCAGAAGATGCAACAGGCGACTGGAAAAGATGGAGTTTTACCACAATCGAAGGGGGCAACGTACCAGCAACAGAAGTTCAAGCTGCCCGTGCCCAACTAGACGAACGCACATTCCGCCAAGAATTTGAAGCCAGCTTTGAAAACTTAACTGGCTTAGTTGCAGTCAGCTTCGGAGACGCAAATATTTCAACAGTCGCAAAAGATATAAACGTAATGCCAATACTTCTGGGTGTTGACTTCAACGTAGATCCGATGTCAGGAATATGTGCGGTAAGGGATGGAGAAAACTTGTACGTGTTTGATGAAATCATGCTCACAGGTGGGGCAACCACATGGGACTTTGCAGAAGAAGTCACTCGCAGATACGGGGTGGATAGAAGAGTAATAGCATGTCCTGACCCTACAGGTGGAGCGAGGAAAACTAGTGGAGTTGGAGCAACTGATCATAGTATTTTAAGGAGGAGTGGATTTAATGTTTCAAGTCCGAGAGCACCGTGGAAGATAAGGGATAAGATCACTGCTGTTAATACGGCTTTATTAGATGCGAGTGGTAGTAGGAGGACGTTTATCCACCCAAGATGTAAACAGTTAATTAAGTCTTTAAGGACGTTGACTTATGCACCGAATACAGGATTACCTAATAAAAACCTTGGTGTTGATCACGCTTTTGATGCTTTCGGGTATTTATGTTTACAACAGTTCAATTTGGCAAAACCTGAAACTTTAGGGCAGACTGGATACAGAATTTACTAAAACCATGCCAACTGGAAAAGGAAGCTACGGAAGTAAAAAAGGAAGACCTAAAAAGAAAGGGTTATATGCAAATATTGCAGCAAAAAAGAAACGTATTGCTGCTGGTAGTGGAGAAAAGATGAGAAAACCAGGAGAAAAAGGTGTTCCAACTGCTGCTAATTTCAAGAAGGCAGCAAAAACAGCTAAAAAGAAGAAAAAATGAGTGTTACAAGAGGTAACGAAAAGTTCAGTGGGTATAACAAGCCCAAAAGAACACCTGGTCATGCTACCAAATCTCATGCTGTCTTAGCAAAAGAAGGAGATAAGATTAAGTTGATACGATTTGGGCAACAGGGTGTTAGTGGTGCGGGAAAGAACCCTCAAAGTAATAAAGATAAAGCTAGAAGGAAATCATTTAAAGCTAGACACGCTGCAAATATTGCTAAAGGGAAGATGAGTGCTGCAT